TTACTTTCGCAGCATTGTTGCCCATCAAACCGAATGGAGTTTGTCGTTGACGAAAGCGAAACGCCATTTAGGTAGCATTTCAGCGATTTGTAATCCGTCAGCGTCAGCCCAGACAGCGATTGCGTTGCCCCGCTCGTCGTCGTGATGGTTCCCAGCAACGTAACCCCGCCAGTCGCGCTGATGGTAGGGTTTCCCGCCACGCCATCGCCATTGGTTACGCTGATGCCAGTACCCGCCGTGATGGTGCGGCCAGTGAACGTATCCGCTGCCGTCTGCGTCAACAGCCCTGCGGTGTTGTATGCCGCCAGCGCGGTCAGGGTCGCGTCCGATGCCTGCTTCGCGTCCAGTTGCGTCTGGATCGCAGAAGTCACGCCATCGACATAGTTCAACTCGGTGACGGTCAGCGTTGCGCCGTCAAGGATGTTCAATTCCGCAGCCGTGGCAGTCACCCCGTCCAGAATGTTCAATTCCGCCGCAGTTGACGTGACGGCAACGCCGCCAACCTTCCACAGACCTTCGGAAAGGTTGGGATAAATCGCAGTCGTCCCATCTAGCAGGTTGTCAATTGCGGTCGTGTTCGCATTGATCTTAGTCCCCCAAGTAGCCTCGGATGCCCCGACCTCAATAAGTGTCAGGCCAAAAGGTGAAGTTGTTGTATCAGCCATTATCGCACCCTCATCCGAAGCGGCGAACCCCACCGCGATTGTTCACTTTCCTGCGCCAATCCTTGCACTGCTTGCTGATACAATCCAGCCCACAGCGCAACCCGCGCGTCATCCTTGAGATATGGCGCAGAGTGCATCAGCGCGCCATACAGATACGCATCAGGCGCGGCGGACAGAAGCCAATTCGTGTCGCCATCCGCGCTCAGTGCCGGCGGCTTGGCGTAGTAGGTGATACTTGCCGTGTAGCTGTCATTGGGCGTTGGCCATAGCTCAATATCCGTCCCGACATGAGCGAACAGTTCAGGCGCACCAGTGGTATCCACGTTGCCAGTGCGGCGGAACGCCAAATCAGACAGCGATGCCTGTTGCAACTCACGCACTGGGTTAGCCTCAATCGTGATGCGGATCGTTTCCAGCCAGTCAGACGGCAGCGCCTCAAACTGCGTATTTAGCGTCAGAGCCGCCCGTGTAATCATCCGATAGTCCCGAATGTCACGGCGGTGCGCGCTTTCCGCAAAGGCGATGAACGTCGGGATAGCGCTGGTCAAATCCTGACGGTCAAGAAAATCAGCGACTGCGCTTTTCAGTGTGGCGTAGGTTGTGATGGTCATTCATGCGCCCCTCGTTTTGTGCCTTATAGCACATCAAGCCAGCCCGCGCAAATTGCGACGCAATGGCTTACCCCACTCTTCCGTCACGGGCTGATGCCCGACAAACAGATACCTAGCAGCGTCGGCTGTATGGCTGGCCCAGTCATGCCGTGGCCTGCCGCGCCACACCTTCATCTTGTCATCCCAATCGCGCTGATATTGCCGCAATCCCTCAATCAGCCTAGCGCATTTGGTTTCATCCAGCCACACACGCGCAAGACCCTGCCGCACCGCCTGAATACCATCCTCGATTGGGATATTAGGGCAGATCGTGATATTCTGAAGCCCAAGGTTTTGCAGCGTCTCCACGCGGCTTACGCCAGTTCCCAACTCACGCACCCGCGCATCATGCGGCAGGATGTGCTGCACATAGTGATAGCCCTTGTCGGCTAGAAGCTTGGCATAGTGTGTCAGACCAAACCCGTTTTCTTCAATGTGATCGATGATGCGGATTTCCTGTGCGACAAACTGCGCGAAAATGATTGACGTGGTGTCAGACATACCCAAATCCCACGCGGTCACAACGCCAATGCCTGGATCGTATGGAATAGGCCGGATGCGCTTAGCCTCTGTCAGTTGGCGCATTTCCTTGGAGTAATACGCGCCGATGATAGCAGCCTCAAAGCTGCATTCGAACTCTTGGTCATATCGATCTGGCCCGATGGTCTTTAGCGCATCGATAAGTTCCGTTTGCGGCAGAATTCCCGTCTCAGATGCGCGCAGCATCAGGGTAAACCACTCAGGGTCTCGCGTTGCCTTGTCGTAGACTTCCCAGAAGTCATTCTTGCCCTTCGGCGTTCCAATGAATGTAGCGCGCCCCTGCCTATCTGCCAAGGCTGGGCGGATCACCGTGGGCCACGCATTTGCGGGGAAGTCCGCAGGCTCGTCCAAGACGACCGCGTCAAAATAAAGCCCGCGCATCGCGTCATAGTTATCAGCACCAAACAGCCGCAGCCGCGCGCCATTGGGGAAGTCCACCCGCAGTTCGCTCTCGTTAAACCTGATGCCGGGGATAGGTGCGGTGAAGTGCTTGCAGTAGTCCCACGCAACAGCCTTGGCCTGTGAGTAGAACGGCGCGATATAAGCCGCGCGCACGGCTTCGCGTGGAATTGTGATGCAATCGCGGATCAGGTCATTGATTGCGCCCACGGTTTTGCCAAAGCGCCGATGCGCCACAAGGCAGGCAAATCGCTCCTTGCGGTTGTGATACGGCATAAGCGCTTTGCGCGGCGCATACGGGATGATGACCTCAGTCATCCGCCTGCCATTTGATGACAAGCGCGCCGTTGTTCGGCCCCGTGATCGGCTGTGCAGGCGCGCCAAGTCCGCGCGTCTCGCTGTCGGTCAGCAGCTTCAGCATGGCGGCCTCCACGAATTGATCTAGCACCTCATCTGTGCTGCACTCGTTCAGCTTGGCCTCTGCCGCGCGCAAAACGCGGTTTCTGATGCGAATTGCAGCCTCTGCGTTGGCAAGTGACATCGATCTTGCATCAGAAGTTAGCCCGCCCGGATTGCCGGATTGGCCTTTTTGAAACCTAGTCTTTGGTGAAGGGTTTGGATTTCCCTTTGGCATTCTGTTTTCCTGATTTGTGGAAAACTTACCACAATGGCTAAGTATGGCAAAAGGGGCGGCTATTACACCGCCCCGATGATGTCATTCGCTTTTCGGTTCGTCGGGCAGATCGCGCTCAGGTTTCACACAGGTTGCGTTGTTCCAGTATAGGACGGTTGCGCCATCGGTGGACATAATCGGCGTCCATGCGTCGATGTTGCAGGGCAGCGATGCGGCACCAGCGGGCGCGTCTGCGTATGCGGTAGATGCGGCGAGGATTGCTGCAAGTGCGATGGTATATTTCATGGTCAAGTCTCCGTTTGATACGCATAACCCATGCGCGGGGATTTCATTCATCCGCAATCATTGCGTAGCGAGATTGGATCATAGCATGCCCGATGTCATCAGCCAAGGCCACCGGCGAGATGTCATTACTGAAGCGGTCTTTTTGCACAAACCGATCATGCCAGTTTTTCGCGCGCATGATCGATGCCACCCGCTGCGATGATACGTCAAGCGCCTGCGCCACGTCTGCACAGGTCTGCCCCCATCCTAGTGGATTGCAGTAGCCCCAAATGCGATATGCCATGGTTTCAGATGCTGGTGATAGGTTCATAGATTGGCGTCCTTAATTGCGTTGCGAATATCATCTGCGACATCATACATTTTTCGCGCGCGATATTTCTCAGCAACATCCGTCAATGATGCAATTGTTTTTGACATGCGTATGTTTTCAGCGGTTGCTCGGCTAAGTTCCATCCCGCGCCGTGCGAGATCTTCTCTCATGCCTTCAACTTGGTCTGCATTGTATAGGCGCATGTTCACAACACACCCCCGATCTGAACGCCGGGTACAGCCACCAGAGACACACGGTTGACGTGGCCGAATGGTTCCCGCCGTTCCCACGTTACGACCCCTTGGCGCGGCTGTTTGGCTGGCCTCATGACAGGGTTGACGAACACCAGCCCAGCGAATGGGATCTTGTTGATCCGCGCGTAGGTTCTGACGGTAGCCTCTTGAATGCCCATCGCGGCGGCGGCTTGCTTGCATGTCAGGCCAGCGTTGCTGTGCTGCATGTAGATATCGCGCTTGCTGTTTGGCTCGGTCATTTGCCGTCCTCCATTTCATCGACCACATCGCGGACCACGCCACGCAGCCAGTCTGCCACGGTGCATCCGGCGGGGATTTCTTTGACGATCATCATGATTTGATCCGATGTCAGCCCGTCAAATGCGCTGCTCATTTTGCCGAGTTCAAGCCCGACGCGGTAGAACATAAACACGGGTGCCAAGATCTTGCGCTTTGGAATTGGCCTTCCGCCGTCTCGCATGCGTTTGGCGAGAGTGCAGATTGTCGTTGCGCTGACCTCAAAATGTTTTGCGATCTGGGCGCGGGTTTTTCCGGCCTCCAGCATGTCGAAAACTTGATCCTGCTGATCCTGGGTCAGTTTGGACGGTCGGCCCGTGTAAAACGACACCTGCCCAGCCCTAGACAGTTCCTCGTAAACCTTGCGGGCGGCGATGTATGACGTTCCAGCCGCTTCTGATGCGGCCCGCGTGTGAAGCCCGCTCAGGATCAGTTCGCGCAGAAATTCGCGCTTGTCGGTTTGAGCGTTCATGGCTGGGCCTTGCGATACATTGCGCCGATCGATCCACGGCTTGCGCGGTATTCCAGCTTTTCCTGATCGATCAGCACCCGCAGCGCATCGCGCATGGTAGTCCGCCGTCCGCCGACTTTTTCCATGATTGATTTTGCGCTTTCCCAATCGTCGCCCATGCAATCCATGACGCGCATTCCAACCGTGGGTTTTGCGGGGTCTGGTTGATCGTTTTTCGGATATTGCAGGTCGATGATCGATTGCGGCGATCCGCCAAAATTGCCTTCTTTGCGGGCGGATTTTATCATGCGCTCTGCGATGATGGATTGCAGCGTTTCGCTGTCAAACCGTGCGCGGGCTTGGTCTGTCAGCCTGCCGTAGTCGACTGCGAAGGGCTTGGCGATCAATGCTGCCGATGGAATGTCGAATTTGGTTTGGGCGTTCATTCCGGCCTCCGCACAAGGCTGTCTTTCCAGCCGCAGGTTCCTGGGCGGAATGATGCGAAGGCGTCTACCTCAAAACAATGCGATCCGTTGTATACCCATATTTTCCCAAAAATTTCAGGCTGATCATTGTAAAGCCAAGTCTCACCATCGGCATCAGTCGCCATCCACTTGAACTGCGGAGCGACGTGCGACCAGTCGATGATGGGCTTGGTGGGGGCTACGCGATAGGTGTAATTCACCTGAAAGCCAGTTGAAAGCGTTGGGACGGCACCCCAATCGTATTCAATCTGCGCCCCATCCACCCACGCGGCAAACAGCGCAATCTTGGTGTCTCGGTCCAGTTCCCCGAAGGGTTTGTCGATTTTGGTCAGGTCCATGTCAGGTCTCCCGTGTGAGCGTTTGCTCGTTTCCATACACAAACACTAGCACTATGCAAAATGACTAGCAAGGGGGATTTTCGTCAAAACATTATTCCATGATTTATCCAGATTTATGATTTTGCTTAAGCTGTTGAAAACAAACTAAAAAAGCATTTATCCCATTTATCCCATTTATCCGGCGTTACTAAGAGATGGTAGTGGCCTCTCGAGGGGGTGGGGGGGATGGGTGGGGAGAGGTAGTAGTATATATATAGGATAAATCCCACCCCCTATATATATACATACCTAACACCCTGTCTTTGCTGCACTTTTCGGGCCTGCATTTTTCCGGCTTCAGTTTCCGATAAATGGGGATAAATGCCGGATTAATCCTGCGGCGGCAGATACCATGCGATGCGGGGGCGTCCCTTCTGTCCCTCGTTCATGTTTCGGCTCATAACCCCGTGATCGGATGCCAGAGTATCCAGCACCTCGCCCCGCTTGCGTGGCTCCAAGTTGCGGAAGGCGGAAACCAGATCGGACAGTTCCGCCATCGTGCGACCTTTCAACCCGCCGTTTCCGATCTCAGCAAGAACAGCCTTGCACGCAGCCTCAAATGGTCCGTCACTCATTGACCGCCGTAGGGCCGCTACAGTGGCCTTTGCGTAGTGGCGGGCGTAGTCCACTGCCCAAAGAAGCGAAGGCCCACTAACGGCGCTCTCATTGGCGCTGCGAGCCACAATAAGAGCCAACCGCTGCGCCACCTCTTTCGTGCGGCCAAACATTGCCTCCATGCCGAACCGCTCGACCTCATCCATCGACCGCAACATCTCGCGGTCAAAGTCGCGCAGGATCGCGTCACACTCAGGCGCAAACGGAACCACGACAGGCGCGGGCGGAAACTCGTGGTTTCCATCACCCGGCAAGCCGCCATTGCCGTCCTGCGCAGCCGCGCATTCCTGCGCCCATGAGATCAGTCGCGGGCTTGGCGGCAGCACCTTGATCGGCCTGCCCTCTTGCCGCCCGATTGGGCTTTCCACAATGACAAAGCGCCCAAGAAATCCATCCTTGACGTATGCGCTGGATAGCTGGCCGTAGAGAGTGCTTGGCGTTGTCATTGACATCAGCGTCAGGCTCGGAGATCTAACCACCTTGTCAAACTCGTCAGCCTGCTTTTTGGTCATGCCCATCTTGGAATATCCCTGCGGGCGCAGGGTGCTATCCTGCCGCCCGAATACTTCCATCAGGATCGTCTGTGCATCTACCTTGTGATGGTTTCCAGCCGCACTGGCTGTCTGCAAAACGCGGCCAAGCTCGTCGATGATGGTCAAATGGCATGGCTGCTGCACCAATGCAGAAAACACCCCGCTGGCGCTCGTGTATCCGCTCGGGCCGATAAGGCTTTCCAGCCCAGACGCCTCAAGCAATTTTTCCAGCACGGTCTTTGAATGCTCCTTGCCGGCAGCCGAGACGCCGACATTGACAAAATACAGGCCAGAGAAATTGCGCTGATCTGTCACCCACCGCCGACCCATGACGACAGACCCAAACGCAAGCGCAGCCTGCACGGCGAACTGCGGCTGCGGCTTGGGTGCGGTTGTGGCGTAAAAATTCACCGCATCCTGCAACACGCCGGGAATTGAAAGCAGGTGATCAGGAACGCCAGGCACTTCGGTTTCAGATACGGACGGTTTACGCCATGATGCAGCCACCTTTGCGCCGTGGTTTATCGCCTCGGCGTCGTATGCGTGATCCGGCTCGTTATCGATCTTGAGCAACAAGGCCGCGTCTTTGACCGCCTTTGTCACGTCGCCCATGTGTTCATATTGGCACCACAGATCAAACGCATCGAATGTATGCGCGCCGTCAAACGGATCACTGGCATGGTGACTATAGGCCTTACCATCGTCAAACAGCACCACGCCTGCAAGTCCGCTTGTGCTGTTGGGGCTTAGGTATCTCTGCCGCGCGGTTGGCTTGTATCCAAACCGCTGCAATAGTTGATCCATATCATGCGCGGCATTGAATGCCTCGATCACAGATCCTTTTTCAGATTGCGGCCTTATCTTGCGCGGCGGTTGAAACTCGCGTTGCGGTTTCCACGGGCAGGCATCCATCAGTTGCGGGCGGAACCTATCCCACTCGGTCCAGATCGTCAGCAGCGGTGCCGGAATGTCAGGCAGACCATCCCACACGCTAGCCCCTGCCCATGTATATGGGTTGCCAGTATCTGGATGTATCGACGGCGGCAGAACATCCTGCACAGCCCCGGCGCGCAACTCAAAAACGACTTCTGTCTTGCGCGGATCTGCTTGCGTCGGCCAACTGATTTTGTGCGTTGCCAGCGTCATGCCAGCCGGAACCTTGAACAACGCCTTGCCACGGTTTGGACGCCCGACAATGCGTGGCACACCTGACATGATCGCATCATAGTCAATCCCTAGCGTGGAAAATATGATCCGCGTGTTTTCGACACTATCAATGTCCAGCGCCACAGTGCCAGATGCTGCGTGCAGCAGGCCCATGTTGTGCGTCGGGTTCACAGTCCAGTAACGCTCGGCATCGTCGCCTGTGCTTATGGCCTTTTCCGGCTGTTGCCAGCCGAAGGACGTTGGTGCTTTTGATCCGGCTGGAATTGTGACAAGGCTCCACCCCATGCGTTCAACATACGCCCGCGCAATCTCTGCTGATGTTTTCATCCCAGTGTTTTCCCTGTCAGATAGTCAGACAGTTTCCGCATGATGTAGTATGTCGGGTTCTGCTGCTGTCCGTCCCTGATGCGAGCAATGGTGGACCGATGCACCCCCGTAGCTTCTGACACAATGTCAAGCCGCCGATCAGCTAGAGCGGCCTTTAGTTCCTCAATTGTTAGCATATGACGCCCCTACGATGTATTTTGTCGCTTGACAGTCGCACGCGGTGCCGCTTAGTGTCAAGACGTTGTGGTTTGAAAATGGAGAATGCTATGACTGACAACCTGTCAGCTTTGGCCCGTGATTGGCGTATTGCCAAGCAAGCGGAAGACAAGGCAAACGCAGAACGGATCAGGATAGAGGAACAGCTTTCCGCCGCTCTTGATGTGCCGACAGAAGGCAGCAAAACCCACAAAATTGACGGATACAAGGTGACGCTCACGCAGCCAGTGACGCGGAAACTTGACCTTGATGCGTGGGAAAAGGTGAAGGGCAAATGCCCTGATGCGCTGGTCCCGATCAAAACCAAGATCGAAGCTGATGCGGCTGGCATGAAGTGGCTGCAAGACAACGAGCCGCAAATCTGGAAACGGATTGCGTCGGCTTTCGAAACCAAGCCGGGGAAAATCGGCGTGAAAGTGGAGGAGCAACCTTGACGCTGCATCTTTTGTGATGTAGTTTTGTGATGTAGCTTTGCAATGTAGCTGGGGAATTTAATGCCTAAGTTTTACATATACGTTCACAAGACAAAGGACGATGGAGTTCCGTTTTATGTAGGTAAAGGAACACGTCGCAGAGCTTGGTCTTGGTCTGGACGCAATAGTAAGTGGACAGAAGTTGCAAAGCGCCATGGAATGTCTGTTGAGATTGTTTCGCATCACGACAACCAAGATGAGGCCTTTGAAGTTGAAAAGGCTCTTATAAGTCAGCTTTCGCAGTTTTTTAACCTATGCAACATCGCAAAAGGTGGGGCTGGCGGCACATCTGCCGGATATCGTCATTCAGATGAAATAAAGGCGCGCATATCAACAGCTCAAAAAGGCAGAAAAAAAAGCGACGACCATAGGAGAAAGCTAAGCGAGGCAATATCTGGCAGGCAGCTTAGCGAAGAAACGCGCGCGAAAATGTCAGTATCGCATCGTTCTAGCCCAAATGGAAATGGGCTACTAGGTAAACTCAAGACGGATGCACACAAGAAATTGCTTGCTGTAGGAGTGATGGGAAAGCCGAAATCCACAAATAAAAGTGGGTATCCCGGCGTTTACTGGCACAAATCGGCAAAAAAATGGTGCGCTCAAATAACCGTAGGCGGGGCATCAAGATATCTCGGCCTGCATGAAACCGCTGAAGCCGCAAGTGCGGCATACAATCTGGAACTTGAAGCCATAAAAGAGGAGATGAAGTCAAATGGCTATTAACCTAAAGATGCTGTCAAAACCAAGCCGAGAGCGGCCAATGATTTTGACTATCTTTTCAGAGGCAGGACTGGGCAAGACCACCTTGGCGGCAATGTTTCCAAAGCCAGTATTCATCCGCACCGAGGATGGCACCACCAGCCTGCAAGGCAACGATGATGTTGCGCTGTTTCCGCTGGCGGCATCGGTGCAGGATGTGCTTGATGCAATCGAGGCGCTGGCAACGCAGCCGCATGATTACAAGACGGTCGTTCTGGACAGCATCACGCAGCTTGCCGACATGATCGAGCGCGAAGTTGTGGCGGCTGACCCGAAGGCGAAAACCATCGTCGAGGCGGCTGGTGGGTTCGGAAAGGCATACATTGTCGCTTCTGAAAAGCACCGCATGATCCGAGAATGGATCGGCGCGCTTGCCTATGAGAAAGGCATGAATGTGGTGTTCATCGGTCACGCTGATGTGGAGAAAGTCCCTTCGCCTGACATGGATGAATTCAGCCGCTACACGGTGCGGATGCACAAGAAGGCATTGCCGCACTACACCGATAACGTCGATTTGGTCGGGTTTATCCGCCTCAAGACGTTCACAGTGACGAAGGGCGACAAGGTGCAGGCCAAGTCAACGGGAGAGCGAGAGATCATCTGTTTCCCCGTGGCGTCAAACGTCAGCAAGAACCGTTTCGGCATCTCGGAGCCGTTGCCGTTTACCTTTGACGGCGGCAACCCATTCTATCAATTCGCAGCGAAGTAAGGAGAACAAAATGGACCTATCAGGATTTAATGCGAATACCGTCGATCCGAATGTGGCATATGAGCCGCTACCGGCTGGATGGTATAAAGCTGTTGTTTCGGCATGGGTTGAAAAGCCCACAAAGGCCCAGACTGGCAGCTATCTGCAACTCGAATTGCAGGTTATTGAGGGACCGCAGCAAGGCAAGAAGCTGATTGATCGGTTGAACCTGAACAATCCGAACCAGACAGCCAGCGAGATTGCCTATCGCACTCTGTCTGCGATCTGCCACGCTGTCGGGGTGATGACACCGCGCACACCAGCAGACCTTGTTGACAAGCCGCTGATGGTCAAGGTCGCGGTCAAACCTGCCGATGGTCAGTATTCCGCCTCAAACGAGGTGAAGGGCTATGAGGCTGTTGGTAAGCCTGCAGCTTCTGGCGGGGCGCAAGAGCAAGGTGCGGCGAAGTCGTCAACTCCGCCTTGGAAGCGCTGATCTGTTTTTTGATGGGGCGAGTGATCGCCCCATTTTGCAAATGGATGGAGTAAAACATGAAAATTTGCGAGCTTAAGGCAATAATCGACGCAATCCATGATTTGCATGGGCCTGATGCAAATGCATCATTCCTGTATCAGCGCGCATCAGGACGCACAGGCATTGGAAGCATTACAAGCTACAAAGTATCCGTAAGCGGCCTGTTGAACGGCGTTACGTTCAACGTTGATTATCCTCGTGGTGAGGTTGAATGATGGACCTGACAAATCACATCATGCCGCCGACAGTGCGGAAGATTTACGAACATTACAAAGCAAAACGCAAAAGCGCGCATCGGCCACATTTGGGAGGAAGCCAAATCGGAAATGAGTGCAGCCGCGCTTTGTGGTATCAATTCCGCCATATGGCATCACCGTCATTCGACGGGCGCGTGTTGCGGTTGTTTGAGACTGGCGACCGCGAGGAAAGCCGCATCGTAGAGAACCTACGCGCCATTGGTGTGACGGTTTGGGATCGTGATCCTGAGACAGGACGGCAAATCAGCTACACCGCTCACGGAGGGCATTTTTCCTTGAGCCTCGATGGTGTTGGGAAAGGATTTGAGGAAAGCGGCCAGCCGCACACGCTCGAATTCAAAACCATGTCGGAAAAGAACTTCCGCGATTGCGAAAAGAAAGGCGTCCAGAAGTCAAAGCCGATCTATTGGGCGCAATGCCAAGTCGGGATGCACTTGGCTGGCCTTGATCGCTGCGCGTTTACTGCCGTGAACAAGAACACCGATGAGATTTACATGGAACGGATCAAAGCAGATCCAGCGGAAGGAATGGCGCTTGTTGCAAAGGCTGGGCAGATCATCTTTGCCGAAGCGCCGCCTGCGAAAATGAATGATGACCCGTCATTCTTTCTGTGCCGCTTTTGCGAGTATCGCGGCATTTGCCATGAGGACAGGCTGCCAGAGGTGAATTGCCGCACCTGTGCAAATGTGACACCGGAAAAAGATGGAACATGGTCTTGCCGTGTGAAGTCAGAACTGTTTGCGTGTGATGACCATCTATTCAATCCTCACGCTATGCCGTGGCAGATCAATGACGCTGGCGATGATTGGATTGAGTATGTCACGGCAGACGGTGAGGTGATTCGCAACCACAAAAACAGCCAAGACCTGAAAAACAATGAGGTTCCGTTTTGAGTGATGCGGTTAACCACCCAGATCACTACAAATCCCACCCGTCTGGCATTGAGTGTATCGACGTGACGATGCACATGAATTTTTGTCTTGGCAATGCAGTCAAGTATATATGGCGGGCTGGCCTTAAGGGTGATGCAATCCAAGACCTTGAAAAGGCCAAACGATACATAGAAATCGAGATTGAGCGGCTTAAAAAATGATCCAACTCCGCGACTACCAGACCGCCGCGATTGATGGTCTATATAGCTATTGGGCAGACAAGCGCGGCGATAATCCTTTGATTGTTGCCCCGACTGGGGCGGGGAAAAGCCTTATTATCGCAAGCCTTGTGAAAGATGCGTGCGAGTATCCAGGAACGCGGATTATGATCCTGAGCCACGTCAAGGAATTGCTTGAGCAGAACGCCAAGGAATTGCTTGATCTATATCCGCAGGCAGAATTTGGGTTTTATTCCGCCAGCATCGGCCAAAAGCGTCTGGATAAGCAGATTACATTTGCAGGCATTCAGTCTGTTTGGGAAAAAGCGCCTGCGATGATCCCGCCCCCTGATCTGGTGCTAATCGACGAAGCGCACATGCTGCCAAAAAAGACGACAACGCGCTACGGGAAATTCATTGCCGATCTGAAGCAATGCAATCCGCTTGTTAAGATTGTCGGGCTGACTGCAACGCCATATCGTCTTGATAGCGGGTATTTGCACAAGGGTGAAGGTGCAATTTTCGACGGGATTGCCTATGACATTCAAGTGTCAATGCTGATGGATAAGGGCCACCTTGCGCCAGTCATCAGCAAAGGCGGGGCGCGCAAGATTGACCTGACGAATGTTCATATGCGCGGCGGGGAGTTTATCGAAAGCGAACTTGCCACAGCCGCCAGTGATCCTGAGTTGGTCAAGGCCACGGTTGCCGAGATTGTGAGCCTTGGTGCCGAGCGCAAATGCTGGCTGATCTTTGCCAGCGGTGTGAAACATGCCGATATGTTGAAGGATGAATTTGAAGGCCACGGCATTAACTGCGCCGTTGTGACTGGTGCTGATGATACCAAAGACCGTGATCGCAAGATCAATGACTTCAAGGCTGGGCGGCTGCGGTGCTTGCTGAACGTGAACGTGCTAACTACTGGGTTTAACGTGCCTGCCGTTGATCTGGTGGCGCTTGTCAGGGCTACGGCGTCAACTGGCCTATATGTCCAGATGGTGGGTCGCGGCACACGCAACAGCGCAGGCAAGGACAATTGCCTTGTGCTTGACTACGGAGAGAACGTCGCGCGGCATGGGTTTATCGATGCGGTCAAGCCGACGATCAAGGGCGCTGGCTCAGGCGGTGATGCGCCAAGCAAGGAATGCCCAAGCTGCCAGATGATATGCCATGCAGCCATCCGAGTTTGCCCAGATTGCGGACATCAGTTTCCGCCGCCGGAGGCAAACCACGGAACGCGCGCTTATGATGGCGCAATGTTATCAAGTCAGGTTGTGCCGGAATGGTGGGATGTGCAGGATGTGACCTATCAAAAGTGGGTCAAAGAAGGAAAGCCGGACAGCATCCGCGTGACTTATCATTGCGGGCTAAATCAGCGTGTCAGCGAGTGGCTATGCCCAGATCATGGGGGATACGCGGCAAGCCGCTATGAGGCGCGCAGAGCGGCGTTATTCAGCGGGGCGCGCACAACCGAAGAAGCAATGCAGGAATGCCAATGGTGGGCGAAGCCAAGCCGGATCAAGGTCAAGCCAGACGGAAAATTTCATCAGATCGTGCAGCTTGATTACAAGCCAAAAGACCCAGAGAAAATTCAAGTTTTTGCAGGATTTGATGGCGATGACATTAGCTTCTGAACACGACGAACAAACTGGGCTGGTCACTTGGTTTCGCGCCAAGTGGCCACGCGTTCTGATCTATGCTATTCCAAATGGAGAACATCGAGCAATCAGCACGGCGAAGAAGCTAAAGGCAGAAGGGGTTGTCAGCGGGATGCCCGATCTGCATGTGCCTGAATGGGGTCTGTGGATCGAGATGAAGCGCACAAAAGGCGGCAGATTGTCGCCTGAGCAAAAAGAGATGATCCGCTATCTCGAAAGCATCGGGCAACGTGTGATTGTCGGATATGGTGCTGCTGATGCGTCGCGGCAGATATTGGAAAGGTTGCCCCCGACGGTCTGAAATGTAGCGCATTTGGTTAGCGCCGGGGGCTGTCAGTCTGGCACCTACTAGCGCCCTGGTATTGGCCTTTCATCGTTGCGCGATGCCGTCGCGTGGCGGTGTGGCGGAGTGCCAGAAGATTATCCCCACTGATCTGCCATCGCGTTGGCAATGCCCTGATATGTGCGGGAACGCTCTTTCCAGCGATCAGGGCCGGGTGGGAGATAGTGCAGCCGCTGGCGCACATTGGCAGGAAGCGCCATCGTCACGGCCTTGAGGTCTGTTGTTGGGCGCAATGGCATCAGCCCGCGCAGGTATAACCCTGTCGCTTTGGTTTCCATGTGGCCGAACATCCACGGCTGAACGATCTGGAACGGGCGCAATCCGCCGATCAAGTCGCGCGCGTGGCCGTGCATTACTGGGTTCTCAAGGCACACTCGATCTATCGGCAAATCCCACAGCGCGCGAAAAAACGCCGCGCCAGCTTCCATCTTGGCCCACCGCGTCGGATCGGTAGAAAGGTGGCGGACGCCGCTATTAGACAGGTAGGTGCATGGCGGATGCCCGATCATCATATCCCAACCGTCGCGCGCCACGTCCAGCGCATCACCGACAATGTGGTAATGGCTGGCGTCCTCGCTCTCAATCAGATCACAGGACCAAGCGTCATGCCCTTTGGCGCGGAAAGCCTCGCGCACACGGCCAGAATATTCGCAGGCGATCAGGATTTTCATGGCGATGATCCAAATAAAAGCCCCTGCGGCTGAGGGAACCGCAGGGGAGTTGGCTGCGCGCGTGGAGGCAAACACGCAGCATGGCAGTGGGGAGAAATCACCGCCGATTGGTAACGCGGCCAGGCCTTGCCTTGGCGAGCTGCTCATACGTCAGCACTGCATTTCTGCGCGCGGCGGCGTCGATAATCGCGCCATCGTTTTCGGCTGGAATGCGATTGCGCCGTTTCCAAGCCGCCACGGTCTGATATGGCAGACCAAGATCAGATGCGAGATCGGACATTCTGGGCCAGATGTGTTTGATGTGTTCCATATCTGCACAATGCACATTTGGCGGCGCGGCGTCAATATGCGTTTTGTGAATTTTCGCCATTGACGCTATGCAGAATATATAGCAATGTGAGCGCATGGCCGAACGCATCGGCTGGGAGAAATGATATGTTTTACTTTACGCGCACGGTTGATCTGCCTGACGGATCGGAAGCCGAGGTTGATTTCACCGCAGACGATGACGGAAATGTTGACTTTGACGGTGAAAGCGGGATTCCAGACGATATTGAATCCCGCGCATTGGATGCAGCAAATGACTGGTGGCAGGCTGATGGCTGGGGCCAAGCATTGCAGGACGAAGCCGACGAAGCCGCCGATGCAAAATATGAACGCATGAGGGAGGACAGAGAATGACACCATCGGAAATCGGCATCATCCAATCGTATGCCGGAACCGCCTCTACCAGCGCCGCAGCTTGGATCTGGGCTAATCAGGCAAACCGCGAAATTCTAGAACGCATGATTATCGACGATCTGCGCGCCGCCGTTGCTGCTGCTGGATATAGCATGGTAGCAGTTGAAACATTGGCACAGGAGGCCACAGAATGAAACTCACAGAACTCAAAATTGCCCCAAAGAATAGCTGGCAAGCTGCTGGGGTGAATAACCCCATGGTCTGCACGGTGAAACTGTCCAGCGAGACGGCGACAGTCGAAACTGTTTTGACCGACGATGAAATCCATCGCGTGTTGGATCTGGTGCAGCACATCGTTGCTGAGGCTGCGCGCCGGAATGTTGCGAAGTTTGTCGCATCCGTTCGCCAGATTGAAGCGCCGCAGGTGATCGCATGACCTGCCATCCAGACACACACAAGGCACTAGGCCAGGCACTGCAAGACGCCCACGCGCGATTCGGTCAAGACCTGCCCAGCCGCGATAACCGCTTTGACCTCATCAGAGAAACCGATGATGGCAATGAATTCCGCACCGTGTTTTGGATGGTGGTGGCCGTTATTGTGGCAACGTCTCTGATAATCTGGGCGTTCGAGCGGTTTTTGATCGGCGGCGATGAGGCGGCAAAGTTGACCGCCCAGCGCGTGTTTGATCGGCATTATAAAATCATGGGGGCGAATTGATGACAGGTGATATACTCGGGTGGCGTAAGCACCGCATCGAAGCCCTCGAACTCGCCCTGACCCAATCCCGCGCCGAAACTGCTGCGGTGATTGAGCGGGCGGCGGCGATTGCTTACGAAACCGCGCACAACACGAGTGACATATCTAAAATCCGTGACGCCATCCGCGCCCTCGCCACCCCTGACCAATCCGCCGCGCTGGACGCTGTGCGGGCGGATGCGATGCGTGAGGCGGCGGAATACATGCAGCGGTATAGCCATACCCATATGACAGTGAATGAAATCCTCGCCGCAATCAAAGGAGCCAAAGCATGACCGCGCCGGACAACCGCAATGACGCCGTGCAGTTTCTATACAAGCATGGCGACCTGACATACAGCGCAGCCCATGCTGCGGTTGAAAAATTGAGCAACAATGGGTTCCGCATTGTCCGCGCCGACCTGCACGACGCCACCAAGGCGCAACTGGCGAAGGCTGTGGAGGCGATGCGAGTGTTTGCAGACGAAAGTCGAAGCGCCCTGCCGCACCACGCGTTTGTGACGGTGTTAATATCCGATTGTGATGCCGCCCGCGCCGTGGTTGACGAGATTGAGAAAGGTTGGGTGTGATGAACTACGAAGTGCAGGCCTTTTGGACCGGCGTAATTGCCACCGTGGTTGTGGTGTTGGTTGGTTTTCAGGTTTTCGAGGGCGACTGCCAAGCAAAAAACGACGTGGCTGATTGCGAATGGTCGCGGTCGCCCTTTACCCCCACAATTCAGGAGCCGCACAAATGACCAACGATAACGATCTGATCCGGCGCGGTGATGCGATGGAAATCTGCGAGAGCCACGGCGCAGCGGGAGAGGTTATCGGTGATGAGATCGCCGCCATCCCCGCCGTTGCCGCCAGCCAGCCCGCCGATCCTGTCACCAACGCGGATAGATGCCAGCAATGGCATCGGGAAGATAGCGCATACGGTGTGCTGATTTATTCCCTGAAACAAGATGGTTGGCGCAAGGGCGAGCCGCGTATGGTCAACGATGTGACCATTAAGATCGAGAACGCCAACGGGTCAGAAAATGACCTCGACCAAATCGCCGCCCGCATCCTCGCCGCCATCGCCGCACAGCCCGACCCCCGTGACGCGCAGATCGCGGCGCTGGTGGATGCGGCTGTTAAAATGGCAGAGGGCATCGTGGTCGAGTGCAACTTTGATGATGTTCATAGTCCAGATTTTGGCCGCAGGTATCTGGAATTGCGCGCCGCCATTGCCTCCGCGAAAGGAGGTGCCGCATGAGCGCCCTCACACGGCTGGCCGAAAAGGTGGAGGCGGGTACGGCGACGCCCGCTGATTTTGTGGAAAAAGGGCTGATGGAAAATATATCAGCGCCCAAATCAGCATGGAAATCCTACCACGGCTCACTAGACGCCGCGATGGCGCTGCATGAGGCGGTGCTGCCGGGGCATGGATATGGCGTAGGGCCGTGGGGAGCGCGTGTTTGGCTCTATTCTGATGTGCCAAAGTGGGATGGATGCGTCAGGCATGAGGTTGAAATGGTGGATGCCCCCGCCCGCGCGTGGCTGCTGGCGATCCTGCGCGCTTTGGCTGCGGGGGAAACGCCGTGACAGACGCTATTGCTATGCGTTACGCAACATGACATACTGTCGGAAAGCGGGGGCGGACCTGACCGAACGCCCCCGCGTCCTAATCATAACGCAGGGAGATTGCGCCTTGACTGACATCAATCATACAACGGAGAACAACGTGGGGCAAGGTAGTAGCGCGCTGGAGGCACTTATCAACGCGGCTGTTGGCCTTCTGGTGTCTTGGGCAGCGACGTTCATGCTATTGCCTATGTGGGGGCTTACACCGAGCGCAGGGCAATCCATTGGCATTACCTGCATGTTTTTCGTGCTGTCGTTTGCGCGCGCTTTCCTCATTCGGGAGGCGTTTCGTAAATGGGCATCGTGAAGGAAGAACGGATCGGTGATTGCAGGATGATCTTGGGGGATTGCCTTGAGGTGATGCCGCTGATCGGGCGGGTTGATGCAGTGGTGACGGACCCGCCGTATGGGATTGGCATCACAAAAAGCAATCGCTTGGCTGTAAGCCGTGGTTTGGGTGGGAAGTCTTGGGACGCAGCGCCAGCAAACATTGCTCCTGTCGTGGCGATGGACATTCCAGCAATAATTTGGGGTGGAAATTACTTTGACCTTCCACCGACCAGAGCGTTTTTTGTTTGGGATAAAGACAATGCAGGGCGCGACTTTGCAGACGTAGAGTTAGCGTGGTCAAATCTGGATATGGTGGCGCGTAGGTTTGTGATGCGCCCAATGAATATGGATGGCGGGAAGGTCCACCCAACGCAAAAGCCCATCGCCCTCATGGAATGGTGCCTCGGCTTCATGCCCAATGCAGAAACTATCTTGGACCCATTCATGGGCAGCGGCACTACCCTCGTAGCCTGCGCCAAGATAGGCCGCAAAGGCATCGGCATCGAACTGGACCATGAATATTTTGACATTGCCTGCCGCCGTGTCGAGCAAGCCTATCGCCAGCCTGATCTATTCATCGCACCGCCGAAACCCGCGCCGCAACAGGAAGGCTTTGACCTATGAAAAGCATCATCCTATCCCTCATCGCCACGCATGCCAGCGCATCAGACTGCTATCCGCGCACCGATCTGATTGCGCTACTGGCCGATAACTATGGCGAGGCTCAGATGATCCGCGCAATGGAGGACCGTGGCGGAATGATGGAGGTTTATGTGTCACCGTCCGGCGGCTGGACGATGGTAGTCGTTCCGCCAGTCACGGGTGAAATACAGGCTTGCATTGTGGCAACGGGGACTAATTGGATGATGGTTCCGCAAGGGGAGTTGAATTGATGCAATATGATTTCATGGCGATTGTTGCGCTTGGAGTTGTGATCGGCGCTGTGCTTTTGGTTTCGCTTATGCTTGGTTTGATTATATTTAGTTAAACCACGGATGTGAGCGCGTAGATCAACTGGATAGATCAGTCGATTTCTACTCGATAGGTTGAGGGTTCGAATCCTTCCGCGCTCACCAGCACCCATGCGCCTGTCCAAACTCCTGATGCGCGATCATCGCCTTGAGCGTGATCGGGTCGTGCGCGGCCAAGTAATCCACCGTCTCAGCCGATGCACGAACAGGACGCCACCCCGCGCATCCATCAGTGTTCGGTGTGGCGCACGACGCCAGAAGCATGGGCGCGGCGCACAAGATCAGTGTCTTCGTCAATTTCATCTTCAATCCTTCCGCGTTTGATCTCAGCCTTTGCAATGTGCTCCGCCGCCTGTAGCGCCGTTTCCTGCCGTGCTTGGCGCTTTGCCATCCCCCAGACAGCCAAGAACGCCAGAAGGCCCGCCAGCGCCCATCCAGCGGCCTTGCGTAGTGGTGATAGGATTAGCGTCAGCATTGCGTCACCTCGTTATCTGTGGCATGTTTCGCGCAACCCGTCCGTTGGCCCGTGGCGGTATAGCAAATCCGGTGTAACTGCGTAGCGGGCGCATCTGGGTCATTGTCTAGGTTCCAATCTGGATAGGCTAACGGGCCGCCAATCACCGCTTTCGCTTCAACCCGACGCCAATACGGTGCAGCAACAGAACAAAGCGCCAGTCCAAAATTGGCATCATCACTTCTTCCCCCACTTGGCAAACACAGCGCCGGTAAACAGTGCCGAACCAGCAAGCCCCACAGCGGCGGTTTCGAGGTTGATCATAATCACCTGCGCGGCTGCATCATAGGCCACGCCCGGAAGCGTCCCCAAGATCGGCGCGACGAAATACAGCGCAAGGCGGATATAGACTGGGTTCATCGTTTGGCTCCTTTCAGGATTGCCAAGATTGCCGCGATGATCTGCGCCAAGATCGACGGCTTTTCCTGTGAAATTTTTGGCGCTGTTTCTTTCACAGTCGGTTTCGTTAACATGACCGGCGCGTCATGTTCGATTTTCGGCGGTTTGCTAACATCAACCTGCGTTGGCGACAGTTTATCGCCTGATCCTGCCGCCAAAGCATTTTCAAACACCTTGGCATAACTGGCGATCAATTCCGCCAGATCTGTTCCGTTCACCACGCGGCGGGCTTGATGATAGGCATCAGCCTTGCCGCTGGGGATGTAGTCTGACAACTTCTTGCCAGTAAACCATCCTTCAGAACACCCGCGAACCAGGATGCGCGCCGCGACAGTTGGATTTAGTGCCGCGTCAGGATTTGAAATCAGATCCAGCCCCAGCTTGTCACCAGCCTTGGCGTAATTCGCGCGCCCCGTGATCTGCACAAACCCGCGCCCGCGATATAGATAGCCGTCGCCGTCTTTGTCCGGCGTATTGCCCAGCGCCTTTGCCAGCTTGCCAGTGTCGTATTTGTCGAAATACTTGCGCCCGCCATATTCTGTGATCGGCTGCATTGTGTCGGCAGTCTCATGGCGCGCCGTGGCTAGCATATACGCGCGGTGCGAGATCGGAAGGCCGGAAGATGCGGCAAGGATAGCCTCGATCCCATCAACCTGCCTTTGCGATAGTTCGCCGCCGAACAATTTCCGCACTATCGCCCAGAACTCTGCGTTCATTTGCCCACCTCATGTTGCGGGGGCGGCAGATGCCCGAATACCCCCGTGATTGCATTTGCAGCGGCCAAGGCGATGAATATAGATGCGGCCAGCTTTGTCATTTCAGCGCACCGCCGGAACTGATGAAATCCCACAGTTGCAGGGCGAGATATCCCGCCGCTGCCCAAATCGTTCTGACGCCCCATGTGATTACAGCCTGCATTTTGCCCAACTCGCCCTCTAGGTTTTTCAACCTGTTCTCAAGGTTCGCCTCTGATCTGGCATCCGCTGCAATGCGCGCGCGCTCATCGTCAGTCATTCTGCCACCCCATCGCCGCGAGAAACCAACGCCACGCTGACACCAGCCAAGCCATCGTTTCGGTGCGATATTGAACCAGAAACAGCAGAAGCGCCAAATCTACGGCGATTGCGATAACCATTATCACCGCCTGATCCAATCGTCAGCACCCCTAATTGAGCAAAGCATATGACGTATACTAGCGCAAAAGTTGTATCTAAGGAAACCGCCAGAATGATATTTAGGCTATACAGGCATACAGTTGCAGCGTAGCCCCATGCCAGCGCCCGCGATACACCGCCGCGCAGGGCCAGAACCACGCCTGAAACCAGATCGACCAGCATGATAAACAGCGTAGCATCGGATCTGATAAGAACCCCAATATCCATCAGGCCGCAAATTGCCAGCATTGCCAGCATGTTTGCCAGCACCACCCACATTGCAAAAACTGGCCGGAATGCGATAAACACCCCGGCAAGCCATAGCGCGTAGATGATCTGTAGATCGCTCACCGACCCGGCCCCATTGCGACAATCTCGCCGCCGTTGTCGAACCCGCGAATGAGCGCATGCGATGCCGCGCCATGCGCCTGAATGAGTTTGCCGTGGGCCTCCATAATTGCGCCAGCCCAGATCATCGCATCATTCGCCTGCTCAAGACGGCCTGCGTCTGTGTTGATCTTCATCAGGTCAAGCGCGCATGTCCGCATCCGCCGCATCAGCGCCTTCATATCGGCAACGTCGCGCTGCATCGTGGCAATCAGTTGGTGTTCGTCGTCTGTCGTTTTAACCATGTCGGTATCCTCAATGTGCCATCAGCGCAGCCACCACGGCAGCACCCATGACGGTTGCGATAAAGTCAGCCAGCTCAGGCGTTCCGTTGCCCGTGGCCCGATCGATGTATTCCTTAGCGATGCCTGCCAGACCCGCGACAATTACGGCGTTGATCGGATAGCCAATCCATGTGATCGGTGCTGCGATGATAGCGCCAGCGGCAAAGTGGAGGAGTTTGTCACGCATCGCCAACCCTCACCAATCCCTTGTCAGCCATCACCGCCGTTGCATGATCGATGCCCCACAGCGTTTCCGACAGGTTCACATCCAGCGCGGCTAGCACCGCATCCACACCGTCAATCGCAGGCGGGTTTGCCAGCAGGTCGAGAAACACCTGATCAACATCCGTGCGGCACGCCCAGTGCGTCACCGTAGCGCCACCATCGGCTGACAGCGCCACACCGTCATAGTTGTTCGGTCCCCAGCCCATTGCCAGCCCGACAGCGTTTGCGGCGAGTTTATATGCGGCGGGGATGATCAGGAAAGCTGAGATTGTCATAGCCATGCCCCCGCGCCGCGCGCCTGAAAATATGCCAATGTCGAAGCCTTTTCCGCCGTAGTCAGCGCCCGCCCGATAGCCAACACCCCAACGACATCACCGACCGCAGCGAGAACACCCGCCGACATGCCCGTGACCGTGGTAGCGCCAAGGCTGAACGTCGCCCCTGCGCCATAAATCAGTCCGCTCTCAATCTTGGACCCAGTGCGCCCGAACACCGCTACATCGCCCGTCTGCGCCAGCGTCAGCACCGTGGACAGCACATCGTCGGTGCGGTCAGGGCGGATATAGCCGTATGACGACACCCCCGCTTCGGTCATGTCGTAGGTGGAGGCGACGGCTTGGTAGGCGGTGGCGGTGGAGCCGAGTTCGAGTTGTGCGCCCCAAATGTGAACGCCAAAAGAAGACTGGTCAGAACCGCCGAGTGATGCGCCGACTGAGCCAAAAATCAACTGATAGGTAGTATTCGCTAATACACCTGTTGTATCAATGCGTTGGTAATCGGAAGTAAGAACGTGCGCTTTAAGATTGGTTACGCCTGAATTGTAAGCGTAGATCGTCTTCCCGACATCACCAGATGTTGCCGCTTTAATCCAAGTGGAGCCTTTCAAGATAACAGATGGAAGGGATGTGCCAACAAGCTGATTGATGATAGAAAAACCCACACCCGAAACAGCCGAAAAAACAACTAAATCGGCGGACATCGTTCCATCTGGGGCAATAGCATTGTTAGCCGTAACTGTTGGGCTTGCCCCCCCAGAGCCAGAAGTCTTCACCCAACTCGCATTGTCAAACTGCTGCGTATACGTCAGCAAATTCCGCCGCGACACAGGCGCTCTGCCCCACTTCGGCTTGAACGATTGCGACGCTTGCGCGCCACCGTATGCCGTGACAGGCGACCGCACCCGCGACCGATCCGCTACCAACCCTACGCCCGTGTCAGGCGCGGTTAGCGGCGTTGTGCCGAGGTTGTCGGAGTAGAGGCCCGTCGTCGCGGAGTAGTCCCACAGCAGGCCGTTGCTGCCGTCTGAGAACATAGCTGACGGAACAAACCCACACGCCCGCCGCCTGCGCCGAATTGCTGCATGATCCATATCAGCCCCAGTGCAGCAAATACACGTTCAGACTGTCGCCCGTTCCGCCGCTGATGCTTGGCTTGAAATACCGATAGGCGGTGGAAAGCTCGAATTGCCCCGCAGCCGTTACGCTGATCGCGTTGCCGAGGTTGTCTTTGATTGCCGTGTATGTCGTCCCATCATTGGAGCCAAGAAATGTGACGGTAGCACTGCCAAACGTCCCTGCAACCTGAATTGATGAAACCGCCATTGACGTTTCAGGCTCATACGGCTTGATGCTGGAGTTTGCCGCCGTGGTTTCAGCCGCCCACGTTACAATCGTGCGGTGACGCGCTGGCAGTCGTTGAATAGTAAGTGCCATTTCAGTATTTCCCCTGCCAAACGCGGAAGTGCGCGTTGTCTGAATTGTTCATTTCACGCGCCACAACATCACGCATTGCGGCGTGGTCGCCCGCGCTTACGCCCCACTTCTTGGCCCACTCGGCCCACAGCTTCATCGGGATTACTCCCACCAGTCGGCTCTCCCCGAACTTCGCCGCCCCGATCTCGCGCAACTGGCTCGCTCTCTCCAGCACTGGGTTGAAGTCGTGGGTCTGCTTGATCACCAAGTGATCGCCATCTACCTGCATTTCCTCGCGCAGTTTCATAGTCAAAAGCCCCGTGCTGTTTTTTGATCTTTTGCGCGTCACCCAGCGTCATCGTGTCGCCTGCCAGATAGTCGCCCGCATCAGCGGTGATAGTTACCAGGATCATGCAAACCTCATTGGCTAGGCGGGGCTATTAACCCCGCCTGATTTGGTTATACCGTCGCAGAGAACGGGGTGGCCTCAGTGCCGGAAGCCTCAGACGCCACAGTTACGGCCCAGAAGCCGCTGGCCACGTCATCACAGACAATGCGCCAGCCCTTGTAACCGCCCTTGGTGGAACCGTCCAAGGTGATGGTGTCCGAAGTGTCCGCCGTATAGAAGTTGGACGATGCGGCAGTGTCGTTGCCAAGCGCGGCCCAGCCCATCATCACATCAGTCGAGTTTGCGACCTTGACGATTTGCGAACCAGATGCGTCTACCAGACCGATGAACTCGTATCGGTTGCCAGATCCAGTAGCAGCCGGAAGCGTTGCGGTAATACCAGCCGCGCGGTTCATGATGATCCGCTGGCCTACATAGCCATCGGCGGTGATCGTAACAGTCGAAGCCGTGACCGTAACGATCCCGTAGGTGTCAAAATATTGAGAGGGCATGGAAGCCTCCTTTTATTGGGAAGGTTAAACGGGCGGATTATTCCGCCCGCTCAAAGTCACGAAGTTGTATTATCGTAGATCGCGCCCGAAGCTTTTTCATTCTTCGAGATCAGCGTCAATTCGGTGATGACTTGGCGCTTTTCATTGTCGCCAGTCTTCGCCAGCTCTTCGTTGCGCGTAGCCCGAAGAACACCGACGGCCCACATATCGGACTGAAGAATGAACACATCACGCGAACGGTTTTCACGCGTCGGCTTGAATTCAATCGTGCCATATGCGGTAACATAGATCGACATGTATTTTACGACCTTGTTTTTTGCAGCATCGATCACAGAGTTCTGGTTATTGTTACCAGTGAACCCCTGCGCGACGTTCATTTGAAATGCCGACAGGTAAACCGTGTCAGGCTTTCCGCCGGAACGCCAAATGTCAGTCATCGTCGCGTCGAACTTGGTTTGCGAGAACGCAGTCGGGGTGCCGTCGTCAGTCCGCGCATTGGTGCCGTCGCCAGTCGGGTCCGCACCGCTGGAACCGCTCTGGAAGTTGGTATTGGTGTAGAGCCATGCAGGCGCACCAGCCAGATATCGGGCAGCAACGCTGGAACCAGCCGACCGGGCTTGGTTTGCAAACAGTGCTTTTTCGATGTCGAGCTTTTGCTCTTTGGCAACCTTCAGCACTTGGAACGCCATTTCGCGGCCACGGCCTGCCTTTTTCAAGCCAGAGTCAGTGCCAGGAATGTTCACCGCATTTTTGAAGATCTGGGTGTAGTTGCCCAGACGCACAGTTGCGGTGCGCGTTTCAGCAACGGTGTCGTCGCCTTCAATGTGCGCGTTGGTAGCCGATGCGCGCAGGGCGTCGGTCTGCCATTCGTGGTAGGTTGCCGAAGCGGTTGCCTTTCCGCAGGCAGTGTAAAACGGGGTTTCCTCGGGGGAAATGTCATAGATGACATCCTCAAGGTCTTCACGAATGCCACGGATATCGTAGCTGTCGATGGTATTGGTCGGTTGCGCCATGATCGGCTCCTATTCAATTGCGTTTGAACATAAGATCGATGAAAGCCTCTGGCTTCCCCGACTTACGCGCTTGGTCCAGCTTTCTTGCAGTAGTCAATTGCATTGGCTCAGGCCGCTTTCCTGCGGGCTTCACGCTGCGAGGTGCCTCATGCGGCTTTTTCGCCACGGCCTTACTCGCTTGAAGCTCACGCCATTTTGCGGCGTCATGTAGAACCTGAACATGACGCGCATCAGTGATGCCGCCCAATTCAGCCTCAGAAAAGCCATATGCTTCCGCCCCCGTCTTGATCAGTTTCGCCCGCAATTCCCCTGCTTTTTTGGCGTCAGAGAATTCTGGAATTTTCGACTGCAAGACGTTCAATTGCTCTTTCAGATATTCCTGCATAGCCCGCTCTTGGAGTTGGGACTGTTGCGCTTGCACCTGCTGCAATTGCTGTTGCTGCTGCACGAAAGCGCTCATTTCTTTGCGATATCGTGCCTCTGCCTGCATGTATCCGATGGGGTCACTATCCATCATCGCCATATCAGGCTCTTGGGGTGGACGTTGGAAGCCTTGTTGCTGCACTTGTTGCACAACGCTAAGGAATTCCGACTGCTGCTTTTGAAGGGTTTCATAAAGAGTGGTTGCCTGCTTTTTGGCCTCCGCAGCTTCCTGCATACCCTTCTGGATGTAAGCCTGCCCAGAATAGGACCGCTTTAGATCATCAAGCGAAACCTCAACTTCCGTGCCGTCAACTTTGACGGTGAATTTAGAGGCTGGCTCAGGATCGGCGTCTTCTGTGTCTTCATCCTCGTCTTCGATTGACGTTTCTTCTTCCGCCACGTCATCATCAGCGGTTTCGGCTTCAACTGCGTCGTCTTGGACTTCCTCAAGAACGTCATCATCCTGCTCTGCCACAATCGGCGCGAACATTTTTTCAACAGCAGCTTCCATCGTTTCGTCAGTCGCCATGGCGGTCCTGAGCCTTCTTTTTATCCTCTATCGTTTCGGCGTCAATTCGCGCCCGCAACGCGTCGAGAAAGGTTTCTGTTGCCTGCACACGATCATGTGCAGCCTGCATGTCCTCAATACTACATTTGGAACGCAAAAACAATGCCACCGCATCAGCCTTGATTTCAGCTATGACATCCTGAAAAGCGCGGTCAGCCATTAGCGCCCGCGCCTCCATTGCTTTGCGTTTGATCTCAGACATTTGGCATCATCCCACCAATTTGCGGCTGCATTGGTCGCGGCATTGCTTGCTCTGCCTTCAGGCTTTGAGTATTCAATTGAATGCCTGTTTTTGCCAAGATTTCCGCGACCTTAATCGCCAAGTCCTGCGCCATTTTATCCCGCTCGCGGTCGTCATCCATTTGCAGTCGCTTCGCGTCAAGTGCAGTTTTAGCCATGTCAGCTTGAACGCGGGCCGATGTTTTCATCTGCTCTGCCTGCAAGAATGCTGCATTCGGATCGCCCTGCGGCTGCTGCCCTTGTGCGGCTTGCGCTGCCTGCGCCATCAACTGTTGTTCCGTTTCGGCATTCATCGGCGCGTAATACCGATCAGCGTTATACATGCCGCTATGCCGCAGGATATCCGCCAAGGTCTGGCGAATGTGCGTCATCGTTACAATTCCATTTTGCGGGCCATATGATTGCCAGATGCCCATCTGCGTTTGCAGGGTTTCGCGCAGGACCATGGCCTTTTCTTCGTGCTTGCCAGTGCCAAGGCCCACGTTCACAGACATATCAATTGCTGAAGTCCAAGACCTCGGATCAACAGGCATGAATTGACCATTCACCCGCATCATTTCTTCAGGGTTAGGGTTCTGCCGTGCCAGTTGCGCGATGATCTGGAATAGCTGCTTCATCCCGCCTTCGGCCAAGTGCCTCGCGATAAGCTCTGACACTTGATTAGCGGCCTGCACAGCGGCGTTGACACCCTGCGCGGTCTGAGATTGCAGAACATCCGCATCAAGGCCCATGCCAGCCCCAGATACGCCAGTCTTGCCGCGAATTGCTTCATCGTAATACATCATCGCGGGCAGAATAGCCGTTGCAGCCCCGCCGATGGTGATTTCGCGCAGTTGCCCAATGTCCTTTGTGCGGATGATCGCGCCGATCTCGTTGTTCAGCACATCTTCCATGTTGACGCCAGGCCCGACCACCAGACGCGGGTTATTCAGCATCGCAAGATTGTCCAGCATCCCGCGCAAGAGCGACGTGCTGGCGTCCTGATCCTCAATGATGATTTCCACCAGAGACCGACCGAAGAACGTATGCGCCTCAGGATCAACCTCGAACACAGCAAACGGGTTCACGTCCGCCAGTTCATAGTCGAGGACGGTGTATTTCTGACCAGCGCACAGGAATTTATATAGCTTCGGAACGCCGATGCCTTCAATATCCATCCGCATATAAGCTTCTGTGAATTGCACCTTCCGCATAGATGGATCATTTGCATCTTGGTCCGATGCGTCATCCCACCCGTTGCGTTGCAGGTTTTCTTCACCGTACACGCCGCTATCATTGACGCCTGACAGATCGTAGACCTCCGAGAAGTCAAACCCCATCGCAACCAGATCCCCAACGCGGGCTTCTGTGCTATGGCCGCAAACGTAGCAATCCTTAATCGACTTGGCTGACCGATCAACAAAGAAGTCTTCCGGCGCGACCGTATCAATCTTGATTTCACCGCGCCGCGACGTGCGGGACACTTTCATCTCATAAATTGGGGGCTGAATTACAACGCCAGTGGGGTCAATGACGGCCTCAACCTCAATCTCTTCCTCGATCACCTCAACTTCTGGGTCCATTTTAATCAGCGCCACCTGATCTTCAGTCAACCCTGTGTATTCGTCAATCTCGGCGTCGGTTTCCTCTTGGTGATACACCTTTAGGATGCCGACCTTTTTCTTTAGCGCGTCGTCAATTGCATCAGACAGCAGCATAAAGCCGCCGTTCTTTTCAAACACATACTGCGCGTAGTTTGTTTTCTGATCCGCCTCAATCGCAGCTTGTGGACTGCGCGGAATGAACTCCACAGGCTTGTCAGCCTGCAAGAACACCCGCATCAGGGACGGCTTGACTGCCCGCAGTGTATCGCGGCACTTAGTGGCGACAATCTTTGACCGCCCCTCTTCGTGGCTCAGATCGACCTTTCCGTCAACATAGCGCTGGGCCTTGATCCGATCTGGCGCGATTTCGCTTTCCACGAAGTCCACAGCTTCCTTGATTGCCGTGGTGAGCGTGTTTTGGATTTGGTCTTTTGTCAGCTTTGTCGGTTTCATTACCTAGCCCCAAACATTTCTTGTGAAGCGGGGATGCCGCCAAGTAGACCAGTCGCCGCGATTTGCTGCGCGACAAATTCATTCTGCGCCGCCGTCATCGGCTGACCAGCGACAGCCTTCTGGATATAGTCCAATGCCGCCAAAGCAGACTTGCTTTTCTTTTGCGTTAATGCCTTAGCAATGTCTGCAAAGATTTTCTGCTGCTGCGCGACAGTATATTCTTTTGTTTGCCCTGTGATAGCCTGAATGAGGGCTTTTGACGTGTTGACAGGTTCGCCCTGCATGGCGCTTCCGATGATGCCAGGCTCAGTCAGCGCAGCAACGTCAGACTTCACGTTGCCGCGAATAGCCGTCTTGGAATTGGTGGCCATTGCCGCGCGAACAGTCGCGCTTTGTGCGGCTTGGTCAATTTGCTTTAGCAGTGCATCGGCTTCTTTGCCCATCAACAGCCTGATCTTTGTGCGAGCGTTTGCGCTGCTTAGATCACCAACCGCCTTCATCACTTCGCGGGCGTCAATGTTCGGATCAGATGCAACGGCGCGAACATCGCCCATCACCTTGTCGATATAGCTGCGAAGGCCAGACTTAGCCGCAGACAGTTGCGCTTGCGAAGGGTTTTTCCCAAGTTCAAGGCCGATATCCTCAATCTCAGTTTTCGGATTAAGCAGATCACGCCCCAAGCCAAACGCGCGTTCTTCTGCCAGCTTATCGCCGCCGATGGATACGGCAGACGCGTAGTCCGGCACTGCGCTTGCTGTGGCGTCTTTCAATTGCCGCGCAAGGTCAGAATACCGCTGCCCTGTGCCGGTGAGTCGCCCAAAATCATCCGTGTTCGCCCGCGAATAGGCAATGCGCTGTAATGCCTTCTTGATTTCGTCAAGCTGCCGCACGTTTGGCATTTCGCGCAAGAATTCAACCTTACCATCTGGCCCAAGCACAGCCATGATCTGCTGATTTACTTCACCCCGCGCAAGCATTTCCTTGTTGGCCTCGGTGATGCCTGAGATTAGATCATCCGGCGCGATGCGCCCGATTACTTCCTCAATCTGCCGCCCTTGCTGCGATGAGTAGTCAATCGGTGTGCTGTATGCCGTGGTGTAGGCCAGATCACGGGCAGGCGCTGTGCGCTTGGCAATATCTGCAACGGCAGTCTTAGGCCCAAGCGGGGCTGGCCCCAATGCCGTATCAAGGTTGCTTTCAAGCGCCGCATTGGTGCGAACCATGCGCCCCTCAATCTCATTGCGGGCAATTGTGCCAGCCTGACCGCCAGTAGATGCGGACGCATCAAGCAGAGCCTGTGCGGCAAATCCAGCATCTGCGACCATACCTTCATCGCCAGCCCGCAAGACCGCATCCCGCGCGGCTTGGAAGTCGCCGCCTTGGTCAAACGTGTTGCGAATAACGGTTGCCGCCTGTTTGGAAATGCCGAACTCTTTGGCGATCTGATCAACATCGCTGCGGCGGAAGTATCCTGCGACGTTCTCTGCGCCCTTGGCAATCAACGGCATTGCGCCCCCAAGTGCGCCACCAAGAAGCCCGCCAACCGCTGCCCCTGTGCCAGCGTTAGCCGCCCGCGATGCCGCATCTGTGCCGGTGCCAGCGCCATAGATGCCGCCTTCTACAGCGCCACCAGCCGCGCCAGCAATCAGCCCACGGCCAATGGCCGGAAGGGTGCGCATACCTGTTGGGCCTGCGATTGCAGACAGCACTTTTGCAGGAGTTGCCGCCACGGTTGCCGCAGTCCCAGTGATGCCGCCAAGAAGCCCAAGGCCAGTCGATTGCCACGGCTTTTGCTCTTGCATTGCCCCTGATAGCGCCCGAACGCCAGCCGCTGCCTCAGGCCCAGCAGCCGCTCCAATTAACTCATCAACGTAAGACCCAAGGAACGGAACGCCCTCAACAAACTTGGTTGCGCGCGCCGCGATTGGATTTTGTGCAATGATATCTTCGCGGGTTTTTGCCTTTACCGCTTCTTGCGGTTTTTGCGTCTCCATGATCTTTGCGATGATTGCAGGATCATTTGTTGAATATGACGGGCTAACAAACGACAGCTTGCCTTCTTGGCTGCGAATTACTCGCCCACCATCAGCATATGACGCAACAATATCTTCGCTTACAGGCGCAGATTTCCACTTTTCCCCGCCGTTTACGACAGGTGCATCAGCCCAACCCATTAAGGTTTCCTCCGCTTAAGACCATCAGGCCCGACAAATTCAGCCCCAGATGGTAGCGCGTCATATTCTGCATCGCTATTGATCTGCATAGGCGAGACACCGACAGACGAGATTGGCGCACCGTTCCGCGACTGATCAAAGATTGCCTTGCCAGCTTCCGGCCCGTGGATCGTTTGCAGCAGCGTCAATTCGTAATCGTCAAGATCACGCATGAAATTCGGGCTTTTCGGGTCAAGCGCACCAGACTTTGCCGCAAGCATTTCTGCTTCTTTTTCGGTCACAGAACCAAGCGCGCCGCCGGTGGGTGATGCAGCCCGCATGGCAGTGAGGTTTTCAACCTTAGCCTGCGACTTCAAAACATCAACCTGCCGATATACCTCAGCAGCTTGAGACGTTGGGATGTAGCTAAGCGCAGCGCCAGTAAGGCCGGTAGCGGCAGTTCCTTGTGCCGCTTCCCGTGCGCGTTGTGCTGCCGAGATGATCGTGCCGCCAGCGATTTCAGCCGCGCCAGCCTGCCTTTGCGTTTGCTTGGACGTATCCTCAGGACCGCCGGGAATTGGCCGCATAGACCGCGCGCCTGTGGCAGGATCAACGAACAATTCATACCCTTGCGGGATGGTGCCAACTTCACTTGCGCCGCCGATATTGGCCCCAGTGAAGTCCACAAGCGGGCCTTTGCCGCCGCCCATGATAAAAGCCTGATATTCCGGCGTCCCCGGCGTCAACCCGGCTTGTTCTGCGCGCCATTTCAACTCGGCAACGCCAGCCGGAACATTAGCCTGCGCGGGCGTCATAGCCAAGCTAGCCGCATCCGATCCAGACATAACGCCAGCCTCAATCGCAGCCGCCAAATCTTCGCGCCCCTGCGACCGCAGCCATGCAGCCGTCTTGTTCTTAGCCTCAGTTGCCGACTTGGTTTCCTTCCGCGTCTTAACGCCTTCTTGCAGCGACTGCATGTAGGCTTGGTTAGGGTTCATCGTCATGCCTTCAAGCGCAATTGCAAGGCGCGCACGGGCATCAGGATCGGCAAGGAACCCAAACAGCCCGCCACGCTTGGCAGGCTCTTGCTGTGGCGCTTGTTGCGGCATTTGCGGTGCCTGCGGCGATGCCAGAAGGCCCACAGGCGCGGCCTGCACGTTCTGCACGGGTGCCATAGGCCGACCGAAGGCCCGCAGCAGTTCATCCATCGTAATCGGGTTTGTGTTTTGGCTTGTTTTCTGTTGCGGAGGCGTAGGGAATGTTTCAACGCTTCTTCCGCCGAAAAACTGTCCTTGGGGTGCGCCTGACAAAGTAACAGAGTTTTTCTTACCAGCCATTTAAGCCCCCAGCATTTTCAAAAGCCCACTAAGGCCGGATTGACCTTGCGCGGTAACAGGCCCACGCTTGCCTGACAGTGCATTCCAGATATTCGCAATCGGTGCCGCTTTGGCGTCCTGTGCAAACCCACCAGCCGCGAGCATGCGCTCCAGCGGTGACAGGCCTTGCATCGGATCAGGCTGCGCCATTGGCGTAGTCAGCAATCCGGCTGGCGTCTGTTGCGGTGCGTATGTCGAAGGCAGTGCGGATCTAGTGCCGCCAAGATAATCAGCCTCACGGCGCGCACGGTGCGCCTCGGCGGGACGCTCAAAGTAATTCAGCACAGCCGCTGCTGCGGAATTCGCATCAGGTGCAGCCGCAATCTTGCCCCATGCGCCAGCCTCCGGCCCCTGCAACTCGGTCATCAGATAATCAAGCTGCACATTCGGATCAGCCGCAGATCTGCCCGTGTTCGCCGCAAAAGCCTCAAGCGCAGCCTTGCGCGGCCCGTTCCATTGCGCCAAGCCATAGGCGTTGCCGTTGTCACCGACCGCCGTAGGATTAAACGCACTTTCATCTGCGAAGTTCATCGCAAAGCCGCGCGCAATGTGTTCAGGCATTCCCCGCGCAACAAGCCCCGCGATGATTTGTTCCTGCATCACAGCCCCCCAAGCAACAGGCTCATGTAGTTAAACAGCCCCGGCTTTTTGCTTTCCGTCGTGGTGGATTGGCCCATGTTCGCAGCACCCAATGCTGCAAGCGGTGCCGTCAATGATTGCATCGGCGCGCCCGTATATCCCGCATACTGGCCTTTAGCCGCGTCGATCAGCGATTGCATCATAGCCTGTTGCCCAGTGCCTTGCTGCATTTGCGTCTGCCCGATCTGCTGACCAAAGTTGAAGCCTTGGTTTGCAAGATTGGATTGGATGCCCTGTTGGTTTTGCGCGGCCCCTAGCGCGGTGTTAAAGCCCTGCTGCCGCTGCTGCGCTGCAATGTCGCCAAACGCACGGCCATAGTCGCCCAGCATTGTGCCTTCCGCTACGCCGTGGCGCGATCCGCCAAACGCACCAGCAGCCCCAGCCTGCGCTCCGAGCGTGTTTTGCTGCATCGCCGCCTGCCGCGCCATATCCATGCCTGTGCGACCGATCACGTCTTGCGTGTATGGGTTCATAAACTGGCCGATATTCGGGCCAGCCGCTGCTTGGCTATATTGCTGCGCCGCCTGCCCATAGACGTTAGACGGCTGCTGCACCTGCGAAGGATTGCCGGAACCTGCCATATTATTTACCCCCGCCCATGCCGCTAGACCCACCTTGACCAGCGGGCCGCGTTACAAGATTTCCAGCACCTGACAACAGCCCGCCGCCTTGGAATGTTGCGCCGGATGCCCCCGGACCCCCACCATTGATCATATCACTCAGCCCAGTATATCCGCCCATAGTTGCCCCAGCCTGACTTGGCGCAACTCCAGCATAATCCTGCATACGCCCTTGCTGCGAAGACCCGCGCTCATGTTTCGGCAATGGCGCACCCGTTGCTGGATCTGTAACGACAGCGGCAGGCGCTTGCCAAGATTGCGGGTTGATAAACATATTCGCCATCGCCGCAGCTTGGCCTGGGTTCTGCGCGGCAAACTGATCAACCGACTGTTGATACATCGGCGCGGAAGAATAGCCCTGCACCCCACCTGCAAATGTCTGTGATTGCGGCATGCCAGCCATTGGATCGGCAGACCCAAGGCCAAATGCGCTTGCAGCCTGTCCAGTGTTTTGCATGGAAGCGATTTGCGTTGGCGTCATCGCGGCAACATCAGCCCCATAGTAGGGCGTGTAGCCGATCTGTGATACCTGATTAGCCCGCGCTAGGTTCCCCTGCGCGGCGGTTTCCAGCCAAGCCGGAACCGTCACCTTGTTAGTCGTTGATCCGCCCTTGCCGCCGCCCGCCATCGATAGCCCTTTCCATTACGATCATCACAGGCTTGAAGCCATGATTTCCCAAGACCCGCTCCCAACCGCGCCGCCCTGACATTGTAATGGAAGTGCAACCTTGTGCGTCCCCCCAGATAGCCGCGCTGTCGATCATGTCGATCAGTTCAGCCATTTCCCCGCCTGCCAAAAAGACATGCAAGACCTTTTTGCAAGGATACTCGATTATTTCAGTAATTGCAACGCTAGCGCGCCCCGGCCATATTTGCATTCGTCCAGATAGAACACCATCACGCACGTCCTCGAACACATGCGACCCGCCGCTATATTCCAGCGCGGCTTCAATGTGCTTGCGATTGGCGTCGATGATGTTCACTGCCGAACCCTCATAACGGACAAAGTAACCGACGGCGATGCGGGCGCATATGCCGTGGAAGCAAACGCCTTCAATGATCCACTTGTGCTATCAGTTGCCCACATTGCTTCAAGATAATCACCAGCCGCAAATTCAAAGATTGACGTGCGGCTAACTACCAGCGTTGATCCATTACTGTGCAGAGCGCAAACCATAGTTGACCCGCTGATATTTGTTCCATTCACCTTGGGCCAGAACCTGAAATTCACCGTGCTAGCTGACGTGCTGTAAATCTGCGCGGTGAAGGAAAGCATAAACTTTCCCGCCTCGGTGAACGTAACGCGCGTTGTGGGCGATCCTGCCAGCGTCACACCATCAGACAATGGCGGCGCATCCCATGCGATTGCATACGCGGTATCAGCAAGCGCCGCCGTGATATCAGCATCCTGCCCGAATGCCGCATAGCCATCGGCAAGCACGATCTGCCGCCATGATCCGTCCTTTGACACAACTGGATAACCAGCCGTATCCCACATGATGATCCCATCCTGCGTTGCCTGCGCGCTCGCATCCTTGAACGATAGCATATCCCATGTGCGGCCAAGCCAACGGCGCATGTCGTTTGCCCATGACGCAACATCAGCCCCGACGATTGGAACGCCCAGCTTCACCGCAAGCCCCCTGCTTTGACATCAAGGCGCGGGATGCCAACCCGCCAAGATGTATTCGCAGCACCGGTCACACGCATTGCAACCTGCCGCCCCGTAAACCGCACATCAGTCGGGTTTGCCATCGTATAAGGCCCGTATGACCGCTCTGCATCATTCGGATGGAACCGCGTTTTGAACGTCGCAGTCACTTCGCCTTGCGTCTTTTCATCAGGGATAAGCGAAGTCGCTGCCATGACCTGATCGCCAGCACCCAATGCAATCGGCCCGCTTTCAGCAAACACATCAGCCGATCCGCGATTGTTCGCCGTCTCATGGTTGTAGGAAATGCCCGACGCATCAAACCAGATCGGCGCTGAAAACACGCCCTTATCAACGCCGCATGTCCGGTCAATCGTGCCGATATTCCAGTGACCTTCCTTCAGGTTAAACGACACATAGTCGCTGCACTCCGTGCCATCAGCCTGCGGATAGAACCACCAGATCTCTGAGAATTGGCTATTTGCCACGCCGTAAACCTTGGACTTCTGCGCGGAATTCAGGTTGCTGAAAACATAATCCAGCACGTCGCACTGAAGTTCCTGCACAGCCCCGCCTGAATAGCGATAGAACCCGCGCGGACCCATCCAGAACACGCCAGCGTCAACAGATACCGCGCTGTGCCTGCTGATAGCCCCGCAGGCTGACCCTACGCGCTCAAAGCCATAGACAAACGGCGGTCCTTGATAGGTTGCTGTATGCGCGTCCAGATCGGTCAGGATCAGCGTTTGGCCCCGTGCGCGAATGCCCTGCATGATCTGGCCTGATGTCTGCAACTCGATATCGCCAGCCTCATTCGTAGCAAGCGGCGTCCAAGTGGTGTTGTCCTCACGATCCGACCATTGCACCTTGCGCGGGTTCCCACCTGCGCCAAGCGCAAACAAAAACCGTTCCTCAGTGACAACAAGGCCAAGGTTGCCAGTCGGCGCGCCGGAGATAGCCGCCGCATCGCTTGCAACGTTCAGTTGCCACTCATACAGCTTGCCGTCATCGTTAGAGCAGGCGACAAGGTATTCCCCCCAGTTATCCATGCTCCAAGTTGTAGCCTCGCCATACGATCCGGTGTCAGGCCGTGGCGTTCCGAATGTGCCAGACCCGAAGAACCCACCGCCAAAGCCAAGGTTTTGCGCTGCACTCAGACTGCCAGTCGTGAACCCCGCCGGCGTGATATCGGTCACCGTTCCGCTTGCGCTAATGGCAAACAGTTTCTCATACGTCCCCGCCGCTATGTATCGATCACCGCCCAGATCGCGCCATGTGATAGCCCCGCGCACAGCCTTATTCGTCACCGTAACGCGCGTTGTCCAGCCGCCTACAGGCTGCATCGTGCCATCAGTCCAGCGAACCAAGGACGCATCACGCCAGCGCCCTGCGGATTGGTAATCCGTGCCGTTCCGATACACACCAGGCGGCAACGTCAGCGGCATAAGCGGCATTACTTCACCCCATAGACAGCGATAGAGCCTGCGTCGAAGTTCCCGCCCGACGTTGTGAATGTAATTGTCGTGGTAGCGGTGCTGTATCCGCTTAGACCGCCGTAGGCAGATCCACTGCCGTTAGGGCTAAGGCCAACGCCGACCATTGATCCCCAAATGCCAGACGCCAAATCAAGTTCTAGAACGCCATAAGCGCGCCTCGCTGCATCAGTGGAATTACTTTCGCAGCATTGTTGCCCATCAAACCGAATGGAGTTTGTCGTTGACGAAAGCGAAACGCCATTTAGGTAGCATTTCAGCGATTTGTAATCCGTCAGCGTCAGCCCAG